TCTGATCACCAGCATCTGCCCATGTAAATTCCATTTGGCATCCTAGGTATCTGATATTGCCTTGTTGTGAACTTGCATGGTAATGACCTGACAAACATAAATCAAAGTGTGCAAAAGGTTCTACACCCATACCATGACCCATAGGTTGTTTAATACCTCTCATCATTTCAAAGCCTTGCAACTCTAAATGACCCATCATAATACCTTTATTACTTGATAAGAAATTCATTGATGAATCCCAATTCTCTGAGTTAATCCATGGCACTAAATGTACATCACACCCATCATAGTTTAACGTTGATGGTTTCATAACAATATTAATATTGCTTGTATAATAACCTAATAATTCTTTAAGAGAACATAGATCATTTGTGTTCTTATGGAATACATCATGGTTACCTGGAATAATATCCATAGTCATACCATTCTGTTTCATAGGCTCAAGGAAATGTCTACGATTAGCATTCAATGCCTTAAAGTTTACGAATTTCCTATGGTCATAATAATCACCGAGATGTATAATATGTTTTATATCATTATCTTTGCAATATGGAAAGAATACTTGCTCATAGAATCTCTCTTGGAAGTCTATGAATATCTCTGAACTATTTCTTACACCACAATGTGTATCATTTAATAAAGCTATTTTCATCTCTTAACTCCTTGTTTATATCTATAGCTTTTTCTAAAAGCTTTAATGGTGATCCAATGTTTCTTGCAGATACTGCAAATGCACTTGTATCTTTTGGAAAACACTTACCACCAAATCCGTATTTTTGATCAGGACCAGGAACCATCATATGGCTATTGCCTATTCTTTCATCAAGTGATATAAGATCTGTTAACTCATCAAATCTCTCATCAGAATACATATTTCTTAATTCATTAAAGAATACAACCTTTGTGGCAAGGAATGTATTGATTGCATACTTAGCATATCCTGCATTAATTAAAGATGTAAATCTTACTTTGCTCATTGTTATATCAGCATTAACATATACATAATACCAAAATCGTGAATTGCTACCACCAAATATTGCAAAGTCTTGTTTTATAAATTGTTCATCTCCGCCATCCTCTCTTAAAAATTCTGGATTATATGTAAGAGCCATATCGTCTTCAAGTAATTTAATTAATTCAAGTGATATAGTTGACTTAATAAGAATAGGTATCCATGGCAATTCAGATCTAATATCTCTATGATACTGCTCTACCATCATGTCATCACATTCACCCATTGGCCCTTCGGGTGTAGGTAAACATAATATAACACCATCATAATCTGAATATTTTAAATCAGGTAAGTCATAACCAGCAGGTCTATCTAATACATCTATAGTATTATTTTTATCTCTAATTAAACCTGTGAATACAGCTCTGCCTACTACGCCATATCCTATTATTAATAATCGTCGTTCCATTCTGTATATTATAACACAAATTGTTTAAAAGTACATACCTTTGTGGTAATCTTTAAACCAGTCTGCAAAGTGTTTAATTCCTTCTTGGATTGACACCTTTGGGTTATATCCTAATGATTGAGCCTTACCTATATTTGCTTGTGTAGATTTAACATCGGCAGGATGTATAGGCAAATAGTTTTTTAATGCCACTCTTCCTAATTCATTCTCTAAACATTCTATATAATCCATAAGCTCATTTGATTTACCTGTACCAAGATTATAGATTTCATGTTGATTCTCTTGAGGCTGATTGAGCATATACTCTAATATAATTTCAATGCCATCAACTAAATCACCGATATAAGTAAAGTCACGTTGCATATCACCATGGTTATAGATGTCTATTGCTTTACCTTGAGACATAAGATCTGCGAATGTATGTAAAGCCATATCAGGTCTACCATACTCTCCGTAAACCGTATAAAACCTCAAGCCGCTTGAAAGTAATTTAGATGTCTCAAATTGTTTTTCATTCACATATTTAGACCAAGCATAAGGATTAAGATGATCAGAATCTACACAAGATGATGATGCATATATAACAGGTATTCCATGTTCTTCACATGTTGTAATTAATTTTTGTGTACCTGTTATATTATTATCAATATAGGTTTGGGGATTCTCTAGTGAGTGTCGGACACCAGCATATGCAGCCAAATGAATAACTGCATCATAATCATGTACAACTGGTTCTTTTAATAAATTTAATGCACCACAATATTGAGTATCTAAACTATGTGCATCTGTAATAATACCATATTGTGTATGCAATATTGATGATCTATCATACTTTAATTGTGTATCATAATAGCCATTAAAGTTATCTAAGCCTGCAACTTCATAGCCTTCCTCAGCTAATTTTTTTGCTAAATGAAACCCAATAAAACCAGCGATACCAGTAATATATATTTTATGCATAAGCCATGTGTAATTCTAATCCTTTCTTTTTCTTTTCCTTCTCTTCCTTTGCAAAGTCTTTTACTTGCTTATCAATCTCTTGAATCTTTGAAATCTTTTCACGAAGTGTATCAAGGAATGTTTGATCGATTGGACTGTTCATATCAATAGCAGATACAAACTCTTCAATGTTTGCTTGCTCCATGAATTTAAATTTGATATCAGCTTGTTTCTTTTCTTTTACAATTCTACGTATAAAAGCAAAGTAGGCTATCTGTGTAAAATATGAGAATGCATTAGGCTTACCAGTTCTTGTGCTTGCATCTATTCTATAGTTGTATATTGCTTTTAAACAATTCTCAACTCCATCCATGACCATCTCATCTCGATATGTATATCTTACAAAGTTTGGCTTATGAGATAATCCTTCGCAGATCTTCATAAAACATATTGCGATATAATCAGGTACAACTGGATTCTTCTCTCCACTTTCTTTTGCCGCATTTGCTTTCTCAACATATTCAACAACTGCATATGAGAAGTCTCTATTGTTTACGTAATGGGGTTTATCACGAGGTTTAATTTTTTCAGGCATAATATTTCCTATTAGTTCAAATGTATTACCATTATAACATATTTCGCGCGATTGTACATACTTATTCTAAATAATATAGCTATCTAATAGCCAATTTTTAATTTGTTTCTCTATTAAATGTTCTAATATATGATAATTATTTAGTGATTTATCAAGTTTATTTAATTGAACTTTCATTCTATAATAAATTTTATTTAATTCATCAGATGGTAAATTCCAAATTGCTAAATGTTTAGGATAAAGTATGGTATTAAACCACAAATTTGCATTCAGTTTTTCAGTAAACTTTACATAGTTATCCATCTCATCCCAATTATTTCTCATAGGATTAACCATAATTGCTAATTCGCGATTATTTTTAGTACAATACTCTGCAAATATTTCAGTATTTTTGATTAGTTTATTGAACTTACCATTAATACGAATCTCTTCATATCTCTCAGGAATTAAACTATCGATAGAAATATTAAGATGTAAATTATTATTTTCCATAATATGCCTAACTCTTTTATTAATTACTGTACCATTAGTTGCCACATTAATTTTTAGTGATGGATTAATACGGGCAACATCATCGCATATATCTAATACACTTTTTTGAGCAAATGGTTCACCACCATTAAATCTTAATTCAACTAAGTGTGGAATAAATTCATGTAGTTGTTCTCTAAATAAGTCATCATAAATCATAGGTAAAGGTGGAAGGTTTTCACGATTCTTACGTATACCACTACTTAAATCACCATTACACATTATACATTCAAGATTACATTGATTACTTAATTCAAGCTCCATCATACTTGGATATTGATTCATAGGAAAATCTTCATAAGCTTTAGCTAGCGGCCAAACACCTTCATTAATATTCTTTTCACATTCTTTACAACGATTTAAGAATATATTTTTTTCTAATGCATCTCTATACATTTGGAATTTATCACCAAACCAGATATCTTTTATAGATCTATCTTGTGACCAATTATCACAATATCCAGGAAGCTTCCAACAAGGGGAAACTCTTCCACGAACATTAAAATACATATTATTAAATGGAGCTTTACAGGGTATCATTATCTAAAGGAATTATTGATTCATCTAAATCTCTTGAACATACTAATTTACAAAGTCTGTGTGGATTATCTGTATTCCATGATTCTGGTAATATTTCTGTAAACCATTTGTGATTTAAAATATTATCTAGAGAATTATTCATAAGATTTAATTCATCTTCATATTCATAATATTTTTGCATTATAGGATTTGTAATATCATCTACACCTCTATTAAGAATCTCTGGGTCATTATGTAATTCAGTCACTCTCCATTTATAACCGCCGTTTGCTAAATAACAGCACGGCCAAACTTGTTTATCTGGATTTACAAGAAATTTATCATCTTCAATCCATCTACAAATAATATTATTTTTATTTGATTTTTCCATTATTTTTTTACTAAAACTGTTATAACACCATCATTAGTTAAACGATCAGTTCTTTTAGTATATTGATTTAGTTTAGTATTTATTGGAAGATTAAAATCGTTTCTATTAATTCTATCGCGTATTGGAGCAATATCTTGAAGTAATGGATGATTTTTATTTGTTACTTCTTCAATTGTTATTTCTTTACCTTTATAAGTATACGTCATTTTTTTATGATATTCATCCCACCTATTAGAAGTTTGAATAATAATATCACCTTTAATTCCTAATTCATTATCAATCATATTAACAATATCATATAAATAATCTTCGTTATGTTTAAAAGCAATTACATGGGCATTCGCTGTAGCGCCTGTACCCACATACGCATGTATATTTTCTTTAAGTTTTTCTAAATTAACTTTTTGTCTATATTTGGAATGCATTTCTTGAGTTATTCCTTCAATATCAAAATAGACTTCTAATCTTTCTCTACCAATAACTCCTAAATCCCACCACCAATCTTCATCGCGAACACCGCCATTTGTATTTATTTGAATATTACAATTACTATTCTCTATAATATATTCAATAATTTCTTTTACGTCTTTATTCATAATAGGATCACCCCATGTTCCACATAATTCAAATTTATCAATTTTTATCATATCTTCAGTGGTAAATGATATCATAAAATCTTTAAGCGACCATTGAACTAATGGTAACCAATCAACCTTATTTAAATTATCGGGGTTTGTTCTATGACATTGAGGACAAGCTGCATTACAATATGTTGTAATATCTATCCAAGCTATAAGAAAATAATCTTTATATTTCATAATATTTATTTTGCAAAAAGTATGTACTTTACCCTATTTATATGGTATAATAAGAGAGTACTCTCTGCGGGGGGAGACAGTATTAATGGGTGGTGGCGTTTCCTTTAAGCATCTTTACTTGCTCTTCCATTAACTGTTTATCTGTTTGTATCTCATCCAATATAATCTTCATATAATGTGCCTTCACATCATCGGTAACATCTGTAGTAATCATAATATTAAAATCCTCTATGACATGTAATGTCTGACTAGAGAATGGTAGCCATGGTGTCATAACATAATGATGGTCTTCTTCTACTGATACTTTCATCGGTTCTTCTATACCAATGAGTGCACCATTAGATTCGTCATCTAGGTTATGAGTGTATGCAATAATTTGTTCACCTGATACTAATTTGAATAGTTTGACAGGTAAATCTGATATGTGATCTGGGAAGTCTTTATCCATGTATATATTTATAATAATTTAACCTCATGTATCTTGAATTTGAACCTTTCTTTACTGTATATTTTAACCCTCTCACCACTATGATTTAAGGTATAATTCTTATTTGCTTTCCAATGTAAGTCATCTGCAATGTCATAAACTGTGGTATCTAATGTACTCTTTCTTAATCCTCTACCAATACTTTGCAATACTCGTATTTGACTCTTACTCGGTGATGCAAATATAATATTATGTAAGTTAACTATATTTATTCCTGTAGAGAATGTGCCATATGAACACACTAATATAGCATTAGACTCTGTCTCTGTGATAGCTCTAATTTCTTCGCGCGTATCTGCAGGTGTCTTACCGCTTACATAAAACACTTTGCGCTTATCATCTGTTGCACCATCTATTAATCTAAACAGTGGTTCACCATGCTTCTCTACATATTGGAATAATACTAATGTGTTACCTTTTAGATCGATAGCTAAATTCTTTATAAAGTTATTTCGTTTAGATGATGTAACAATCCAATCTACTTCGTCTTGGTATTTCATCTTACTTACTTCTTTACAATGCTCATCTTTATGTTTAAGTAATAATACATCAATCGATATATTAGCAAGATCACCACGATCGATTAATTCTTTACTTGTTGTGATATTCTTATGTGGTCCA